GCAACCTTTGAAAATTCACCAACAAACCTCAATGTTACAACAAGCTATGCTACCTATACGGTGACAGGTAATGTTGATACTGCAAGTACAAAAAATATAATAGTCTTTATTTGGTCTGATGTTACTGATACGACACTTGGTGATTTTCTTTTTATTACGGATGTTCAATTAGAGTTTGGTGTCACCGCCACACCGTTTGAGCGGCGCAGCTTTGAGCAGGAGCTGGCGTTGTGTCAGAGGTACTATCAGTTCGGAAAAATGAGCCTTACTGGGTTTGCCAATGTTGCTGTTGGACTTGGCTACCAAAACACTTTGCCTGTTCCCATGAGGGCATCACCAACCATCGTCAATTCAGGCCAAACAAACGCAGGATGTTCTGGGTCTGCGGTAACAGCAGTTGATTTTGCGACCTTAGGGTTATCAGCAACAGGCAGCTCGGGGCCTGGTTACATTTCTGCGTCAAATTACACCGCTTCCGCTGAGCTTTGATTATGTACCAGAAAGTTATCAACCAACTGACCGGCGATGAGGCACTCTGTATTTTCCGTCTCACCGACAACGCCTTCATCCCCTTTGACCCCGCCAACACCGACTACCAGGCGTACCTGCGCTGGCTGGAGGACGGCAACACCCCGCTCCCGGCAGAAAGCCCTGAGGTTACCTGGGACACCATCCGCACCAAACGTGATCAATTGGTGCGTGATTCCGATTGGACCATGACCCCTGGCGCTTCACTTGATCAAGCACAGTGGGCTTCCTATCGCCAGATCCTGCGCGATCTCCCTCAAACCTTCGCTACCACGGGGCCTGAATCAGTCGTTTGGCCTGTTGTTCCCTCTACAGCTGGACCTAATACTGACATTGTAGAATAAACAATAACAGCGTTCAAAGAGAAAAAAATTGGCTTACATCGGTAATGATTTGCAGGTTGCGTTTCCAACCTATAAAAATATTGACGATATTAGCGGTTCTTTTAATAGCTCAACTACTTCATTTGCTTTACTAGTTAGCGGAGCAGCGCCCTCTCCGCTCCCTTTAAACTCTCAGCAATGTCTTATTTCAGTCGGTGGGGTTCTACAGAGACCTGATGACACAGGTTCAGAGGGTTTTCGTCTGAGTGGTGGCAATATTGTTTTCAGTTCTGCTCCGGCTACAGGTGCTGATTTTTTTGGCGTCATTTTAGCCGGCGCTGACTATGTAAATGCTGGTGGCACTTTCCCGGATGGTAGCGCGGCGGTGCCGAGTATTACATTTTCGGATGACTCTGATACTGGATTTTTTCGTAGCAGTTCTGGCGCAGTTTCTTTTAGCAGTAATGCAGTGTCCTCTGCAATTTTCGGTACCAATTCATTTACTGCACCCAGTTTTATACCAACTTCGAGTAGCGTTCCTACCAATGGTGTTTTTCTACCCTCAGCTAATACAGTTTCAATTAGCACCAACAGCACTGAACGCGCCCGTATTGACTCCAGCGGACGCCTGTTAGTTGGCACGTCTAGTACGTCTGCATTTGATAATAATGCCGCCGTTGTTGCAAACTTTACTCACGAAAATTCCCTCAGAAGTCATTCTAGTTTTATTTCGCATAACACCAGTAACGTAACTGGAAGCACATTGTTTTTTGGCCGCTCTAGGTCTGGCTCAGTTGGTGGCAGAACAATCGTCAACAGTGGTGACCATCTTGGGCGAGTTTCTTTTCAAGGTGCAGATGGTGGTGCTGAGTTTGTAGAAGCAGCATTTATACAGGCTGAAGTAGACGGCACCCCTGGCACCAACGACATGCCAGGCAGGCTAGTGTTCTCGACTACCGCAGACTCGGCGAGTTCTCCGACGGAGCGGATGAGGATTGACAATAATGGTCTAATAAAAACCTACAGTACTGGCAATGGGCATACAGTAAATGTCTCTGCGGGTGCTGGAACAACAACGCATTTATATGCAGGAAACAGGTCTTCTACAGACGTTCAAGGTAGCGGTGGTACAACTGTTTACTATGTTTACTCAAACGGCACAGTTCAAAACGCAACCGGAACATATACAACTATTTCCGATGCCAAGCTGAAAGAAAATATTGTTGAAGCCAACTCTCAATGGAATGACCTGAAAGCAATTCAAATCCGTAACTGGAACTTTAAAGCCGAAACAGGACACGAAACCCACCGCCAGATTGGTCCTATCGCTCAGGAACTTGAAGCGGTTTGCCCCGGCTTGGTTTTTGAAACTCCAGACCGAGATGCTGATGGCAACGAGACCGGCGAAGTCACCAAGGGCGTCAACCAGTCCGTGCTCTACATGAAGGCGGTCAAGGCGCTGCAGGAAGCAATGGAGCGCATCGAACAACTGGAAACGAAGGTTGCTGCCCTTGAAGCCCAGTAGTCCCCTTCACTACTACAGCTGCTTTGCATCTTTGGTCTTTAGATTCTCCACGCTAGCATTACAATAAGTTGATCTAGAATGACAACACTAGGAGTGTAATTCTGTGGCGTACATTGGGACCGCACCAACTGCCGGACAATATCGTAAATTAGACAGTATTTCGAGCAGTTTTAACGGTTCGACTACAACCTTTACAATGCAGGTTGGTGGACAGAATGTCAGTGCTGGCACCCCAGCCCAATTACTTATTTCTCTTGGTGGTGTAATCCAACAACCTACTACTGATTACACAGTAAGTACAAGTAGTCTGACATTTGTTACTGCACCAGCATCTGGATTAAGCTTCTTTGCGATTTTAATGGGGGATGCTTTAAGTGTCGGTACCCCAGCAGACGGGACTGTCAGCACGGCGAAATTGGTTGACGCTGCAGTAACCACAGCAAAATTGGCAGACGCTGGAGTGACCACAGCAAAATTAGCCTCTGGTTTAACGGTCGATTTAACAAGCGGATCTGCTGCGGCCCCAAGCTTGACTTTTGATGCAAATACTGGTTTATATAGTCCAGCAGAAGATGAGATTGGATTTGTTGAGGGCGGTGTAGAGGCGGCCCGCATTGACTCAAGCGGACGTTTGCTAGTTGGCACGTCTTCTAGCCGCGACGTGGCATCTGCCGGTCCATCAATCGTCCAAATTGAAGGATCAAGTTTCCGCCATCTTTCGATGGTGCAAAACTCTAATGACGACAATGGTGTAACGCTTGCCTTCGGTAAATCAAGAGGTACATCCGCTGGCGGGACAACGATTGTCCAGAACAACGATGACATCGCAAGGCTTCGCTTTGCAGGTGCAAATGGCTCAGACGTTGCAACCGTTGCAGCAGAGATTCAGTGCCAGATAGATGGAACACCTGGTGTGTCTAATGACATGCCAGGAAGGCTAGTGTTCTCGACTACTCTCGACGGGGCGAGTTCTCCGACGGAGCGGATGAGGATTAGCAACGGAGGTAGAATTGATACTTTCTGCACGCAAAGCGTTGCCTTAAATGTTGCATCTAGCCTTGCGGCAGGAACATCAGACATAATTTATGTTGGCAAGCACAGTGGGACAGGATCTCCAGGTACAGGAACCAACGCAATCATTATTTATACAAATGGCAACATCCAAAACCTTAACAATAGTTACGGGTCTCTTTCCGACCAAAAACTAAAAGAAAACATTGTTGATGCCGCCTCCCAGTGGAATGACCTTAAGGATCTTCAAATTCGCAAGTACAACTTCAAGGCTGAGACAGGAAACCAAACCCACACCCAAATCGGCCTGATCGCCCAAGAAGTTGAACTCGTCTCCCCTGGCCTCGTCACTGAATCCCCCGACCGCGACGCCGAAGGCAACGACCTTGGCACCGTCACCAAGTCGGTGAACTACTCGGTGCTCTACATGAAAGCAGTCAAAGCGCTGCAAGAAGCAATGGAGCGCATCGAGCAACTGGAAGCCGAAATGACTGAAGTCAAAGCTCAGCTTGCGTAGTCCCCTTCACTAATAACCAATGACAAACTGGTTGTGGTGATCAATCGTAGGTACCGCTGCAGCCATCATGGTCGTCTCCACCTTTCAGTGGGCAGCATGCCGCTTCTACGTCCTACCGACCGTCTGGCCGTGGTACGCCAAATATAAAGGCACTCCAGAAAGTGATAAAATTGATCCAGCCCCAATGGGTTGTACAGACGTTGATTCCCGCACCATCACAGTCATGATGGGAGTGCTTACAACGTTAATCAGTTTATCTCGCAATGCAGAATAGATCTGCTACTTTGAGATAAGCAGCTCTATTTAAATGAAAGTTTCGAAGACCGGAATCAAACTCATAAAAACTTTTGAGGGTTTGCGTCTTGAAAGCTATCGCTGTCCAGCCGGAGTTCTCACAATCGGTTATGGACACACCGGTAATGTTTTGGCAAA